ACATCTCTCAAGTAATATATCAATTGAAGAGATGATTATCTATGAAAATATATTCTCATATGTCAAAGAACACGATAGCAAATTGATTGACCCAGTGTGGGAATCCGTCAGTTTAAAGATTAAAAAATATATTCCTTTTCTAAATATTAGTATGCTAGAATATAGAAAACATTTAATTGAACAAGTACAGAGGAAAAATTGATGACTGAATTTTTTAGATCAGCACAGGTAAGAGCAGCACTTGCAGAACTTGCAGAGATACAAGATGATCTAGCACATACTATGACAAATCCTCGGATACTCAGTGATGAAGAGAAAAAGGATTATGTGAGAAAGTTAAAGTTATTCTTAGAAAAGCAAAAGTTATTCTTCTTTCGTGTTTCATTATCAGATGATCCAGAGGCTGTACAAGTCAAAGAGCATATATTAGACACAGCACAGATGTTTGGGTTCAAGGAAATGACAGGTATGGATAAGTTTTTTCAGCAATTAGATGATACGATAAAGAAGGTAGAAAAAGATTTAGATGAAGGGGTTGACATATAAATAGTAAGGTATTATAATATAAATGTTGGACGCAACATGGGAGTGACTGAATAAACTTACTGGCAACTGCTGGTTAAGGTGATGAGACACAGGTGGTGCTGCAGCTCGCAAGGGTAGAACCGATCAACCAATCGGGTCTCAGGCAATGACGTATTTACTTACTGTAGTAATGCCCGTTATTTGTTGGTACACAGGAATCCAACCTCCCTCTTACTAAATAATAAGTAAAGAGTTATGAGAAAGCAAAAACTTAAATCACTTATACACGATTTGGAAATTCTTGTTGATTCTTTAAAAACTGAAATATACTCTGACACTAAAGCATATACATCAGGCACCGATGTTGGTGCATACTACCGAGACGATGATGATGACGATGGATATGCGGACTAATACAAGAACTAAAAAACTTGTTAAATTATTAGAAAGATTAATTGCTCAAGAATATCTCTACAGTGAAGAGCAGGTAATCGAAATGAAAAGGCAACTTCGTGTCGTGAAGGAAGAAATGAATAATCTAAATACTAAACTTAAAAGAGGTTTTGGTTCATGACCATAAAACTAGTAAGTGTTTCTCCGGATGCGGAGAAGACAATGGCACATATTGCCAGAGTTTCTAATCCTAATAATCAGGATAATCCTAATTATGCAGGATTACTAAGATATTGTATTAAACATAATCATTGGTCTGTTTTTGAACAATCATCAATGACACTTGAGATTGAAACAACAAGAGCAATCGCAGCACAGATATTAAGGCATCGCTCTTTTACATTTCAAGAGTTCTCACAGAGATACGCACAAAGTAATGAATTAGGTAATATTAAACTACCAGATTTGAGAAGACAAGATAAGAAGAATCGTCAAAATAGTATTGATGATTTAGATCCATTTATAAAACAAAAATTAGAAGCACAGATGATAACTTTGTTTAGTTCTGCTCAATCATTGTATAATCAGATGATTGAAGAAGGAGTTGCGAAAGAGTGTGCTAGAATGGTTTTACCATTGTGCACACCAACAAGAATTTACATGACAGGTTCTTGTAGATCATGGATTCATTACATTGATCTGAGGACTGCACACGGTACTCAGAAGGAACACATGGACATTGCAGAAGCATGTCGATCTGTTTTTATCGAGCAGTTTCCTATCGTATCAGAAGCCCTACAATGGGTCTAAATAACTATATCTAAAATTAAATTATGGCGACCTATCCAGTTGTTCACAAAGAAACAGGTGAGCAAAAAGAAGTATCAATGAGTGTTCATGATTGGGATAAATGGACAGAAGATAATCCCGATTGGACAAGAGATTATTCCGATCCAGCGACAATGCCCGGAGTTGGTGAGGTTGGAGAGTGGAAAGATAAGTTAAGAAAGAAAGCACCCGGCTGGAATGATGTATTAGCAAAAGCAGCGAAGAGTCATGGAAATAGAAAAGATCCTCGTTTAGTACAAAAACTATAATGCCTAGAAAGAAAAGAACTTCCGATCAACCGATTGGTGTTGGATTGACCGCGAAACAATTTAAAAGAAAGAAACCTCTAAATGCAGATTATCTAATTGATGTAGAACCTCTTACAGGTAATCAGAAAAAGTTATTTGAATCCTACAAACATAAGCATATTGTTGCCTATGGTGCTGCAGGAACTGGTAAGACCTTTATAACCCTCTACAATGCGTTAGTTGATGTTTTAGATGAAACTACACCATATGAGAGAATCTATCTTGTAAGGTCTCTTGTTGCATGTAGAGAGATTGGATTTCTTCCCGGAGACCATGAAGATAAAGCTGATATATATCAAATACCATACAAAAATATGGTAAAGTATATGTTCCAGATGCCATCAGATGCAGACTTTGAAATGCTCTATGGTAATCTCAAAGCTCAAGAAACAATTAAATTCTGGAGCACCTCATTTTTGAGGGGAACAACACTTGATAATTGTATTGTCATAGTCGATGAGTTTCAAAACTTGAATTTTCACGAATTAGATAGTATAATAACAAGAGTTGGTGAAAATAGTAAAATTTGTTTCTGTGGTGACGCATCTCAGACAGATTTACAAAAGACCAATGAGAAAAATGGAATCACTGATTTCATAAAGATAGTTCGTACAATGCCATCATTTGATATTATCGAATTTGGTATTGAAGACATAGTTCGATCAGGACTTGTCAAAGAATATCTTGTTGCAAAAATGCAGTTGGGTATGTAATGTTTAATCATGTAGAATTAGATCTTCCAAAACTTTCGAGAGAAACGATTGACGGAGTTCGTTATTATTCTGTACCTGATGAAGATGAATTACTAAAATTAGTATCAATCACATCAGTTACAAGTCATTTCAATCGAGAGATTTTTATTAACTGGCGAAAAAAAGTCGGTAATGAAAAGGCAGATCGTATTACAAAGGCTGCAACTACTCGCGGTACAGACTATCATACACTTACAGAACATTTTCTGAAGAATGATAATTTACCAGAGACAAAACCTATCTCTGATTTTCTATTTAAGATTTCTAAATCTAAATTGAAGAACATTGATAATATACACTCACTTGAAGGTTCACTCTATAGCAAACAACTTGGTATAGCAGGAACTGTTGACTGTATCGCAGAGTATAATGGAGAGTTGTCTATAATTGATTTTAAAACATCAGCAAAACCAAAACCCAGAGAATGGATTGAACATTACTTTGTCCAAGCAATGGCATATGGTTGTATGCTCTATGAACTGACGGGGATATCTATTAAAAAATTACTTATGAATTGCAAACCTCCTGATTCTATTGAATAGATATTTTCAAAAGTTAATTGTTTTATTACATCGTTTTTTTCTTCAAGGATATCTTTTGAATATATTGAGTAAATATCTTCATTTAATTTCAAAGTATATTTGTTGAAATCTTTTAGTTTTTTCAAAGCACTTAAATTAAATTGATCTTCAGTATTTTTTTCAAATGTAATAAGCCAATCTTTTTTTGAATTGAGAATTAAAATGTTTTGATTTACATTTTTATTAAACTCTTCAAAAAAACTTAGTTCAAAATCATTTATTAAAGGTTTTAGATATTTGTCAAAATTTTTTATATCACTAAAAATTGAAACTTCAGAATTTTCTGCATTCCTATTTTCTTTATTTATTAGCTTATCGTAAGTAAGAATATCAATATTTTTTTTATTATTTAGTAAAAATGATTTTAAAATTAAATGAGAGTATTGAATTGGAGCGGGCATTAAATCCTCCGTTTCATTGACTGCATACCCAAACATTATACCCTGATCACCAGCTCCATCTTTATCAACTCCTTGAGAGATATCACTAGATTGTTGGTGTATAAAATTTGATACATTTAAGTTATTCCAGTGAAATCCTTCCTGCTCATACCCAATCTCCTTTACTACATTAACTACAAGGGGCTTTATCTCAGAGGCAAGATACTGAGAATCAGAATCAGACTGAAACCCCACTTCACCTCCAACTACAACCGTGTTAGTTGTTGCAAAAGTTTCACATGCTACCCTTGCGAAGGTATCCTTTTTTAAACAGAGGTCTAAAACTGCATCAGAAATTCTGTCACATATTTTGTCCGGATGACCTTCTGAAACTGACTCAGAGGTGAACATGTAATCTTTTCTAGCCACTTTAT